GGCCTGAAGGATAGACTTAGAATCACTCGATTCCAGAGCGATCATGAGGACCTTCTCTTCCTTGACCAGGTACGGACGAATCTCGATGGTCTTCTTGGTTGACGGAATGGTTACCGTGTACTTGGGTGTTTCAACGATGGGTAGTGGCATAGTAAAGCTTTGGTTCTGATACTATGTATCAGCAAATCGATCACTGATAGTTAGTTCAGAGCCGAGTAATCTTCGATCGTGTAGTCATAGTACGAAAACGTCACGGACAACTTCATGGTTTCATTCAGACTGCCGGAGTTCAGAGCAAGTTCACCGACCGTGTTTGGAAAGGCGTCATTGAAAGTGATTCGATATATCGGTTCCAGAGCATCATCGAGCTGAGTGATCTGAACTCGTCCGGAGAACGAGTCTGTATACTTCACACGGTACGAGGGCACGTCGACGATTGACGCGGACCATCGATCGAAGAGCGATTTGGCATAGTAGTCTCCGGTCAACAGGAAAGTCAGTGTCACGTCGTCGTAAGTGAATCCGGTAGGGACCTTGAATGGATTTCTATATGATGTATAGTCGGACGTGGAGATCTTACGGGATGGTATTGGAGCCGTTTCGCAGAGCAGATTTAGATCTCGGCTCACACTAACGTTGCTCGGTGGTGTGATCATGACGGAAAACCTCGAGGGGCGTACGATGCCGTTTCGACCGGAGATAGCCGCCTTAAGTAGATCGATTGAGCCTTGTTCTGGCATATCTCTTATTTATCAGGCCGTTAGCAGTCGAATTCCGAATCCCTTCAGAGTCTCTTCGGTCCAGACGGAAAATGTCCATCCCATCTGGACCGCGTATTTGTCCGCGGCTTCCCACTTAGACGTATTCTTCACGTAGTTCATGACCTCGATCACGTACCTTCGAGTCTTATGCTTTGGCTGAATCGGAGGCTGAGTCTGACTCTTGGGCTTGATCTCAACCAGGTAAGTCTTTCCGTCGGCCATCGTTACCTTCAAATCCACGAAGTAGCGATGGACTCTTCCATCAGTCTTGCAGACGTAGGGTATCACGATCTCCTCGGATACCCATGATTTCACGTCCGGATTCTCATCACACCAACGAAAAACTTGCCTCTCCCAAAGAGAGCGAAAGAAGACTCGAGTCGGATCACCCTGGTATTTGGATGTGTTCCGAATCGAATATCGTCCTTTGTAATAGTCAGGCACGGCGTATAAATAGTTTTCAACAACTATCTATGGCCGAGGACACATCAAATATCGCTTATTTTCCTTCGGACCTTCGATCCGTGACGGCCGACGGAAAAGCTTTTCCTCAGATCGAATTCACGGTTCAGGGATCCGCCGCCGACGGTCGCATGTACAAGTCGATCTATCTGCCAATGCCGATGGGCATCACCTTTGCTGATGGCGGTGACTATTCGAAGATTGAACTGGGTGCCATCGGAGGTCTGGGCATGGACACAATGTCGAATCTGATGAGAGGTGACGTCTCCGGTGCTTACGGTGCGGCCATGGGTTCACTCGGACAAAGCGGGTTGGCCTCGTCGATCTTCACGAAGGTCAAGGCATATGCGGCTCAGAAGGTTGGAGGCATGATGGGATCCGAGCGAGGTGGTAATCTGGCCATGTTTGGTATGAAGAAGATCAATGCTCCAAATACAAACACCACTTTCACGGGTAATAATCTGCGCTCATTTACGTTCTCTCTCAAGATGATTGCGCGGAACTCGAGCGACACGGATCAGATTCGTCGCATTCATCGAATTCTGAGACGATACATCTACGCAGGCTCCGACTCAACGTCACCGAATCTGGTCCTCGATTATCCTCCGATCTGGCGCATTCGTTTCATGATCGACGGCAATGAGAATCAGTACATGCCCAAGATCTTTGCCTGTTATCTGACGACTCTGCAGACGACGTTCAATGCCTCGAACAACACTTTTCGATACGAAGATGGATCTCCATACGAAGTTGATGTGTCCATCACCTTCCAAGAAACTCGCACGCTGACGCGGCGTGACATCGACAATCTCGAGTACGTCTCGAGCAATGATCCTAATTCCGACATCTATCGCGGCATCGGATCAAACGGTCTGGCCACGTCTTCCGTTCCTCAGCAAATTAAGGGATCAACATACTACTAAGCCATGTCATTCTTTCGACAATTTCCAACGACTCAGTATGACATATTGCGTGATGGATCGCTAACCACGATCGTCGATCTCTTTCGCAATGTCACGGCTAAGTCGAAGATCAAGCTTGATCCAAATCTGGCTTACACGTACTACGACGTGCAGAACGGAGATCGTCCGGACGTCGTCTCGCAGAAGCTGTATGGTGACTCGGACTACTACTGGACGTTCTTCATTATCAATGACTTTCTGAAGCGAGGACTCAATGAGTGGCCCAAGAGCCAGAAGGAGATGGAAGACTATCTGACACGTGAGTATGATCAATACTCGGTCATTCAGATGTCCGATACATCATCTGGCTATGATTCGAGTGGAACCTATCTGACAAATGTCAATGGAATCGACTTTCTGAACAATCAGTATTACGTGACGGATTCTTATGGATCAAATTCCGCTCGAGTGATGAAGTATGATCCATCGATGCAACAGCTTTGGATATACAACTCGGCTTCTTCATCGACCTTGGTGTCGAACTACTCGACGTTCAATCTTACATGCCCGGCAAATACAAAGTTAAATGCCGGACCTTTTATTTCCGCAACATCATTTCCTGGAAGTGGCGGAATGATCGCGTCCGTCACGCCATCCTTGATCTCGTCCGGACGCAATGCGGTTCATCACTTCGCGTTCTATGTTCAGCCGGGAAGTACGGTCATAAACTTCAATGGCATCACAGGCCAGGTGACCGACGTATTACCGAACTCCACCTTTCCGAACTCTCGAAATGGTGTCGCGGTGACGGATTCTTATGGCAATCAGATCGCGATCTACTTCACGGATCGGCATGGCGTAAATGTTGCGGCACAGGACGTTTCTCGAGGAATCTATCCCTCCAATCAAGTCGTCGCGGTCACCTATGCGGACTGGGAGAATGATCTGAATGACATTCGTTCTCGAATTCAAGTCGTCAATCCATCATACATACGAGCCTTTGTTCAGCAATACCGCGAGGTGTTGAATGCCTAACATCATTGCAAACATCAAGGCGAATACCGAGAAGGCGCTGACGCCATTCGGATATTCGCTTCGTGGCATCATTCTGACGAATCATAAAGGAGATCAGGCCGACATACAGAACATCGTCATTGACTTCTCGATCACGGAAAGCATCTACACGGCCGCGCTTACATTACGCCTAAGTGTCAAGGATGTGGCCAACTTTATCGAAGAGTTTCAGCTGATTGGTCAGGAAACCATCGAGGTACGCCTGGGACGTCATGAGCACGAATCTCCGGATTGGACGGATATCAAGGTCAAGTTCTGGGTGACCGAGTATCCAGAGTTTGGAAGATCCACTCAGCAGAATACTCAGGTCTACTCGATCGTAGCCGTCACGCAGCAGGCTTACGTCTCACAATTCAAGCGAGTCTCGCGAGCCGTCTCGGGATTGGTGTCCGATGAGATCCTTAAGATGGTTCAGAAGGACTGCATGGCCGAACGTATCGGTACCTTCGACAAGACGATCTCGAGGTTCTCGAGTGCATTACCTCTGATGCATCCTCTGGATTCCGCCTACTGGATGCTTCGCCGCGCATATGACGAGCAGTTCTCTCCATTCTTTCTATATGAAACTCTGATCGATGGCATCAATCTTCGATCATTGACGAATTTGATCTCGGACAAAGTCAATCCGATCTATCGCACATACAACGATGAACGCCTATACTCCAGCGATCCAAATACTCCGGAAGATTATCAGCAGCGTCTGACTCGCATTCTCGACGTCTCGTCGGACTTCAAGCTTTCCAAGGTGCTTCCGAATCTTTCCGGAGGAGCCTTTGCATCGAACAACATGTATCTGGACGTGTCCACCAAGACCATTCAGCGCCAGCAGTTCAATTATCAGAAGGCCTTCGATGGATCGCAGACCATGAATAAGAACTCGGTTCTTTCAGATAAGTTCACGATTCCATATGAGTTGCCCGATCAGCAGGTCAAGATATCCGAGACTTACGATGCATTCACGGAGTATGTGCCGACGAACTCATTGGCCTATTCGACTGACGGATCCGTATTCAATTATCACACTCTCCTCACGAATCGTGCCGGAAAGATCAACTCACGCATCGAAACAATGGACACAATCGTTCATGATCTGATGGTGGCCGGAGACTTCAATCTGTCGGTTGGCAAGAAAGTGATCGTGCAGATTCCTAAGTCGATCGATCCTCGACAGTTCGATCAGAGTACCATGAAGGGTAAGTTCGATGATCTATACGATCGAACCGTGTCTGGCACCTATCTGATCACTTCACTGGTTCATCACTTCTCCGATCAGTATCATTGTAAGATGCGAGTCAAGCGCGACTCCCTGACCTACGACTTAAATAAATCCTGACATGCTCTCGATTCATCATAAAGACGACTTCGCGTCGTATGGAGGAAACTTCTACTGGTTTCACGGAGTCGTCGAGGACGTCAGCGATCCTCTTCAGATGGGACGCGTACGAGTTCGCTGTGTAGGATATCATACCGATAACCTTGCGGCGCTTCCGACTTCTGGACTTCCCTGGGCCCTATGCCTACTTCCGATCACGTCTCCTTCCATGGCTGGAATCGGACAGTCGGCCACCGGAATTCAACAAGGATCTTGGGTTATTGGCTTTTTTCGTGATGGGCCATCGGCTCAGGATCCGATCGTTCTAGGAACCATCGCTTCCAAGTCAAGCAGCAAGGCTGATTCGACCAAAGGATTCTCGGATCCTTCTGGAGTCAATCCTCAAGCTCTAGGATTCGACATTCCGAGCGAGGCGACTTCAAGCTCTCTGACCGTTGCGGCCAAGAGCGCCTTCGCCGGATCATTCATCGATCTTTCATATATTGCTCCATCGTATCCGAACAATCAGGTCATCAAGACTCGCTCGGGCCATGTGATCGAATATGATGACACTAAAAACCATGAACGAATCTCATTGTTTCATAAGGATGGTGGATTCGTTGAATTGGCACCAAATGGAGTCATCAATATAGCCGGATCTAAGATCAATCTGGCGGCTACGACGATCAATCAAAACATTCGATCTGGAACCGTTGTATTGACCTATCCTGGTTCAACGAGTGGAATCGCCGGAACCGTGGTATTTACAACTCCGATGCCATCTGCTAACTATGTTGTCGTGGCCGGATCTTTAACTCAAGTCGATGCGACCCTTCCACGCTTTGTAGACTTATCTCCGAATGGCTTCAATGCCAATATTAACGGTAGCGGACAAAATGGAACTTTCTATTGGGCCGCTATACAAATCACGTAAGCACGATAAATAGAAGCAATGAGCTCGGCAACCTCTGACTACAACTCGTCGGCACCATTCAAAGTGGCGTCGAGCCAGATCTATGCTGACATCGATATTCGTGACATTACGGTCATCACGAGCTCAGGATCTTCCACCTCTTTTGTTCATCCGAGGCAGAATGACGTGGTCCCCTTAACGGACATTGACGCGGTCAAGAACGCGGTTCGAAATCTGGTTCTGACGAATTTCTATGAGGCGCCGTTTCAACCATTTCGTGGCTCAAACGCTCGAGCACTCCTCTTCGAGAACGCGGATACCTACACGGCCATGGCTTTACAGCGAGAGATCACTCGAGTCATCACGGAATATGAACCTCGAGTCAATCGCGTCGCCGTAGCCGTCATCGATCAGTCGGACATCAACTCGTACTCAATCACCATCAACTTCAACATCGTGGTGCTAAATACCACTACGGCAGTCAACTTTTACCTAGAACGCTTAAGATAAGCTATGGCACAGAACCTACTCAATGTCACGGACCTCGACTTCGATCAGATTAAACAGAATCTAATCGCCTACTTTAAGACACAGTCAGCATCACCTTTCCGTGACTGGAACTATCAGGGATCTGGCCTCTCGATGCTGCTTGACGTCCTGGCTTACAACACTCACTATAATGCCATTTTGGCACACATGAACGTCAATGAGTCGTTCATTGATACGGCTCAACTTCGCTCATCCGTAGTCTCACAGGCCAAGTTGATCGGCTATCTACCGGGTTCGGCTCATGGCGCTCAGGCTACGCTATCTCTTTCATGTCCGGCCACCGGCACGGCTCAG